GATCCTACTTCTAGCACAGGTGCAATAACTATTACTGACCCTGCATCAACACCTTTTGGTTTTTATATACCTGCATTTTCTTTTAATGACGGTAGTGGAAACGGAACTATTCAAGCAAACTTTGGTAATGGTTATTTTGGAACAACAGCGGTATCTAGTGCAGGAACTAATGCTAGTAATAACGGAATTTTTGAGTATGATGTCCCAGCGGGATATACTGCTTTATCAACAAAAGGATTAAACTTATAATGGCCTATTCAACAATTAATAAATCTTCGTCTTATTTTAATACACTTCTTTATACAGGTAATGGGTCAACAAATGCATTAACAGGTGTTGGATTTAAACCTGATTTTACTTGGATAAAATCAAGAAGTGTTAGTAGAAACCATAAACTATTTGATATAGTAAGAGGAGTAACAAAAGTTATTGGCTCAAATGAAGCTGATGCAGAATCGACAGTAGCAACATCACTTACAGCTTTTGGTTCTGATGGTTTTACTGTTAGTTCTGATGTTTCAGTAAATGAAAATTCAGCAACTTTAGCAGCTTGGAACTGGTTGGCTGGTGGTAGTCAGGGTTCATCAAATACAGATGGTTCAATAAATACTGCTTATACATCTGCAAATACGACATCAGGTTTTTCAATTTCAAAATATACAGGTACCGGTGCAAACGCAACTGTTGGTCATGGTTTAGGTGCTGTACCAAAAATGATTCTTACAAAAAATTTAGATCAAGGTTCAGAAGGTTGGTTAGTTTATCATGCTTCTTTAGGTAATACTAAAACAATAAATTTAAATTCAAATGGAACAACTGGTACAAATACATCTTTTTGGAATGACACAACTCCAACAAGCTCAGTATTTAGTGTTGGTACTAATCATGGTAGTAATGGACCATCACACAATATGATTGCTTACTGCTTTGCAGAAAAAACTGGTTATAGCAAAATTGGTTCTTATACTGGTAATGGTGATGCTGATGGACCTTTTGTTTATTGTGGATTCAAACCAACTTTTATTCTAACAAAACAATCATCTGCATCTGGAGAAGGTTGGCAAATGCACGATAGCAAAAGAATAGGTTATAATCCAGATAACAATCAGTTTTATGCAAATACTGATGGTACTGAAGCTACTGGAGATTATTTAAATATATTTTCTAATGGTTTTAAAATTACAAATACAAATAGTGTTATAAATGGAAATAACGCTACATACATTTATATGGCCATTGGTCAAAGCATAGTTGGATCTAATAACGTCCCTTGTAACGCGAGGTAGCCTCGCATGTATTTTGGCGCAACCCCCTTCGCCTCAGCTGCATTTTCAGATGTAGGCTTTAATCCGAACGCATTCGTCAATGTCCTTGGATCACGGATCAATGTATCTGTTGGTGATTCTACTATTATCGGTAAAGCTAATGTATCAGTTACTGGTAAAAGAGTTAATATTGGTACAAGTGATGTAACTATTGTTGCTAAAGCTAGACAAGCATTACTTGGTAATGCACTAGAATTAGGTATTGGTAATGCAGAAGCTTCTATACCAAAAAATGTACCAGTTACAGGTAATGCATTTGAATTAGCAAATGGAACAGTAATAGTAAAAGCAGGATCTAAACCACCTATCACAGGACAAGAATTAGATCTTGCAACAGGTAATGTAACTATTATAGGTAAATGTAATTTATCTGTTACAGGTAATGGTTTTGATTTAGCAATAGGAGATGTTACAGCTAAAGCAAATGCTACAGCTATTGTTACAGGAAAACGAGTTAATATAGCTACTAGTAATGTAACAGTTATAGCTAAAGCAAAAGCTTTACCAACAGGTAATGGTTTAGATATTGGAACATCTGAAATTTTAATTAGAAAATGGGAAGCAGTTCCAATGAATGCTAACCAAGTTTGGACGGAGATATAATATGTTTTTTGGAGCAACAGCTTTTTCATCAACAACATTTGCAGGAGTTGGAATACAAAATGTAGTTGTTTTAGCTAATGGTCAAAGAGTCAATATTGCTGTAGGAAATAGCACGGTTGGATTTGGAGCTCAACCAACTGGTAATAGATTTAACCTTGCATTAGGTACGGTTTCTGTGGTATCATGGAACCCAATAGATCCAAACGCAGGGCAAACGTGGGTCCCAATAGATCCGCTTAACCCATAGGAGAATTATGGCATCAACATTTTCGAGTAATTTAAAACTAGAATTAATGACTACCGGTGAGAAGTCAGGTACATGGGGTACTATAACTAACACCAATCTTCAGCAATTAGAACAAGCCTCATCTGGCTACATATCTATAGATGTAGCATCGTCTGACGTAGCGTTAGCGATTTCTAATGGAGCTGTATCAAATGGTAAAAACCTGTACTTAAAACTAACGGGTACTCTTGCGGCGAACAGAACTGTTACAGTTCCGGATTCAGTCGAAAGAGTATACGTGGTTGAAGATGCTACGAGTAGAACATCTAATAGATATACATTAACTTTTAAAACTGTATCTGGCACAGGCATATCATTACCTGTACAATCAAAATCAGTATTATATTCTGATGGTACAAATGTAAATTCTAGTATTGTTGAAAGAGGATATATTACAACTAATGGTACTTACACTGCAGTTGTTAATGATCAAGTAATAGTAGACACAAGTGCATCACCAGTAACCGTAACATTACCAGCATCACCTTCAGTTGGCGCAGAAGTTCATTTTATAGATGGTGGTGGAGCAGGTGGTAATTTTAATTCAAACAACTTAACCATAGGCAGAAATGGTTCCAACATCTTGGGTTCAGCATCAAACTTAGTAGTCAATGTAAATGGCGCAGCATTTACTTTAGTTTACGTAAGTGCGACTAGAGGTTGGGCTTACAAAGATAAAATATAGGAGCTACTGATGGCTCTTGTTGAGTTTAATTTTAGACCTGGAATCGATAAACAAGATACACCAGCAGGTGCAGAAAACCGTTGGGTTGATTCTGATAATGTAAGATTTAGATATGGTCTTCCTGAAAAAGTTGGTGGTTGGGCATCACTTACAACAGACACAATCGTTGGCGTTGCTAGAAAACAACATGCATTTGTAGATAACGATGGTAATAGGTACGTGGCTCTTGGAACAGATAAGTTTTTGCTTATATATTTTGAAGGTCAACTTTATGATATTACACCTCTTAAAACTACATTAACATCTGCAACAATTGCTACAACAAATGGATCACCTACTTGTACAATTACAAAAGCTACTCATGGTTTATCTGTTGGTGATATTGTACAACTAGATAATGTTACATTACCTGGTGGTACAGGTTTTACTGATGCACAATTTGAAGATAAAAATTTTCAAGTAATTAGTGTTCCAACAACAGGCACATTTACAATTAATCAATCTAGCAATGCAAGTGGCACTGTATCAACAGGCGGTAGTTTAAGTATAAAACCTTTTGAACCTGTAGGTCCTAGAGAACAAACATATGGTTATGGTTGGGGTATGGATCCTTACGGTAACGGTAATTGGGGTGAAGCAGCAGCTGCATCAGACGTTACACTAGAACCTGGATTGTGGTCATTAGATAATTTTGGTGAAGTTTTAGTTGCAACTATTTTAAATGGTAAAACATTTACATGGAACTCGGGTATATCACAAAGACTAACAACACGTGCATCTACAACAACTTCTAATTTTCAAACAACAAACAATCCAACTAAAACAAGATCTACTCTTATATCACCAACAACAAGACACTTAATTCATCTAGGAACAGAAACAACAATAGGTACACCTGATTCACAGGACGATATGTTTATCAGGTTCTCGGACCAAGAAGATATTAATACATTTACACCTTCAGCAACAAACACAGCTGGTACACAAAGACTACAAGATGGCACAAAAATTATGGGTGCATTAAAAGCAAAAGAAGTTATTCTAATATGGACTGATAATGCATTGTACACAATGAAATTTATAGGTGCACCTTTTACCTTTGCTGTCGAACAAGTAGGTACAAACTGTGGATTAATAGGTCAAAACGCTGTTGTAGAAATAGACGGTGCTGCATTTTGGTTAAGTCCAAAAGGATTTTTTCTTTACGATGGTACAGTAAAATCTTTACCATGTACTGTTGAAGATTCTGTATTTGATAATTTTGATACTACTAAAGGTCAACAAGTTTCAGCAGGTTTAAATAATTTATTTACAGAAATTACTTGGTATTATCCATCATCTTCTTCAGACTACAATGATAAATATGTTGTGTTTAATTTTGGTGAATCAGCAGGAGTAAGAGGTGGTGTTTGGTATACTGGAACAGAAGCTAGAACAAGTTGGATGGATGCTACTATATATAAGAATCCATATGCAACTAAATATGATGCAAGTGCAAACGGAACATTTCCAACAGTTGTTGGACAAACTGGTTTAGGTCAAACAACTTATTTTGAACATGAAGTAGGAACTGATCAAGTAAATCCAAATGGTACAACTACAACTCTTACATCTTTTATACAATCATTTGACTTTGATCTTGAACAAAGATCAAAAGATGGACAAGGTAGAAGTGCAGGACCTAAAGTTGCAGGTGAAGTATTTTTAGCTATGAGAAGATTTATACCAGATTTTAAAACATTACTTGGTAATGCTAAAGTAACTATTGGATTAAAAAGATACCCACAAGATACAACAAGTAATTCTTCTTACAGTCCATTTACAATTACGTCTACTACACAGAAAAAAGATACAAGAGCTAGAGGTAGATTTGCTAGTGTTAAAATAGCAAATGATGCAGCTAGTGAATCTTGGAGATTTGGGACATTAAGATTAGATATACAACCGGATGGTAGAAGATAATGGCTAAAGTAACTGTAAGAATACCAGAACCAAAAGAAGAGTATGACTTTTCAAATCAAAAACAAATCAATAGAGCGTTGACACTAATGAAAGAACAATTAAACTCAACATTTCTAGATGAATTAAAACAGGAGCAAGAGAGAATCTCTTGGTTTATCGGTGGCTAATATATATACAAACGCAAAAATAGATTTTACAGATACGTCAAATACGACTGTTTACACCAGTCCAATAGCTACAACCAGCATTATCAAATCAATAGTTGTATCTGAAGACTCTGGTAATGCAGATAGTATATCAATAACACTAACAGCTGGAGCAGCTGTATTTAATTTGTTTAAAACAAAGGCTATATCAGCTAATCAAACAGTTGAGTTATTATCACAACCACTTATAATGCAAGAGGGTGAAATTTTAAAAGCAACCGCAGCTACAGGAAATAGGTTACATATGGTTATTTCTGTGCTACAAATAAATAGAGATTAATTATGGCATTTATAGAAGAAGGAACAGTTGAATACGTAGAAATAGACGGTAAAAAAGTACCGGTTGTAAAATGTGAAGCTGAAATAACTTTAAAAAATAAAGAGACTAATCAAGAATACAGCTCAGATCAAGAAGCAGAAGATGATATTAACAATCCAGATACTGCTACACAAAGAGAACACATAACTAGAACTGTAAAAATTAAAGTTGCAAAGATACCAACTATCGGTGCATCTTCTGA